CACTCTTTCCCTACACGACGCTCTTCCGATCTCCTGGTCAATCTCGGCGGCCGTGTCGATGTCGCCACCAACCGGACTGGTGTCGTCGTTCGGGTTGCCGTCCTCGCCTGGATAGTATTTCAGGTCGGCGTCGTCGGTAGCGTCGGGGTCACCAATCAGAGCGATAGAGGCCTGTAGCAGGTTGATGGGCGTCGCGGGCGCACCGCCAGGCCATCGCAAACGCAAGCAATAACCGATGAAGTCGCCAGCGTCGACGTCGTCGCCAGGGACGGCGAGCCCATTATCTGCGCCTGGCCACCACGTGGCCGCCGCGAAACTTCCGATGCCACTGGCGGGATTGGTCAGCCTGTTGCTACAGCTGATCGCAGCATTCTGCGCAGTGGCCAGCGCCAGGTCATAAAGGGTAGAGGCACACCAGCACCCCTGAGTGCCGTAGATGACCCCGACAATGACGCTATTGATAGTCAGATAGATGTCACCAGTGGGAGCAACTCCGTTGTTGTAGATCGCAATCCAGTCGCTGTCTGCGGCCACTGTCGCCAGGTTGGGGACCGGCGTCAGGCCAGCAAGTGTCAGACTCTCGTAGCTCGTGACCCAGGCTGAGCCGTGCTTGTATGCCAGCTTCAGCGCACCATTGTCAGCGGAGCTCGTGCTATACGCCGAGATCAAGCCAGGGGCGGCCGGTGCAATACCGCCGCATAGATTCGCAAACTTCGCGCCAACCAAACTAGGCATCAAGCACCCCTGTCACCAAAAGCTTTATGAAACCGCTACGCTTTGCCCAATGCGGTGCCTTCCACGGCCGCTTTTCCCAGCCGTCGCGGTCAAAGACGGCTCGGTGCCAGACCGTGCCGTCCAGCGTAAACTTAAGTCGAGATGCTGGCTGCGCGTTGTAAAGCCCGTCAAGCGCCTCGACCTGGTCGTCAGAGAGCAGCTTCACCGGGAACTCAATGGTGCCCAGCGTCTCGTTTGTCCCGGCCAGTTGCAAGGTGCGATATCCACCTCGAGTGATGGCTTCATCTATCAGGTAGGGTCGCTTGATCTCAGGGATGGGGTGAGGTGCATTCTGGCCCGTCAGGGTAACGGAAACGGTGTCGGCCAGATTGGCAATCGTTATTGCAGGGCCGTGGATACTCATCTACACCTGGCCGAGCTGGTGCGCAGGATTGAAGACGTTGCTGGACCTGGCCAGGTCGGAAGCGCTACCAGAAAAGGTCTTGGTCTGCTGGGCGGCGCCGGCCCCCACCTGCACGGTGATGGCCAGCGGGGCGTCCTGCAAGCTTCGCGCAACGTCCTGGCCCACACTGGCAAACTTAACTTCGGGAGCCGGCGCGTTCAGCACCTGGAACTGAGGCCTGGCCGCTGCAGCCTGCTGCTTGCGGACGTCGCCCAGGCCAAAGTCCCCAAGCGAAATCCCAAGACCTTCAGTGGGGTCAGAAAAAAGCGGCGAGTTCTTGCCGCCTACCCGGCTCTTGATTTGCTGTATCTCCGTCACCGCCTTGTCGACGGCGCCGACCTGGCCCTTCAGGATCTGGTTTTGCTTTTCGGTCTCGGCGGCCATCTCGCGCGTGGTGTCCTGGTTGACCGCCTGGATCTTCAGGTTGGCGTTCGCAATTGCGCCGGCGCGGATTTCCTCGTTTGTGGTGCTCTGGATCACCAAATCACGCTCCGCTTCAATGCCCTGGATAATCAGCGCCTGTCGACGCTGCAGCAACTGGCGTATCTGGTCGAGCACCCCGGACTGCCCGAGGCGAGGCTCGAGGTCCTTGATGGCTTTGCTGATCTCCGCCGCCTCTAGCTGCGCTCGCTCTCTGGCCTGGCTGCGAATTTGACCGGCATCCGCCTGCTGTTGTCTTTCCTTGTCCGCGGCCTCCCGCTTGGCCTCAGCCTCAGCCTTCTGCACCGCGAAAGCCCGGTCACGCGCCGCCTTGGCCTCTGCCTGCAGGCGCTCCTGGTTGGCCTTCTCCTCTTCACGGGTCCGCTCTTGACGCAGTTGGCCCTGGAGTTGCGCGATCGACAGGTCGATCGACTGCTGCTCCTTGGCTGTCACCTGCAACTCAGCCACGACAGCCCGATAGGCCTCAATTTGCTGCTGCTTGCTGAGCTCGCCGGCAGCCGTCTGCTGGCGAATCTGCGCCAGTCGAGCATCCAGGGCGTCTTTACGCTCCTGCTCGGCAGCTTTCTCGGTAGCGCTTTCTTCCTTTTTGGCGGCCGCGGCCTCGAGCCGCTCTTTCTTCGCAGCGTCTTTATCGGCTTTGCCTGCATCCTTTTTAGTGGGCGCAGCAAGCTCCGCTGCCTTCTGCTGCTTTTCAATCTCGAGCAACTCAGCCCGCACCGCAATAGCCTCTCGAATCTTGGCTCGGATGCTCGCTTCGCCAGCCTTGTTGCCCTGGTCCAGGGCCAACTGGCCCTGCTCCCGCAATCCTGCGATCAGCGCAGTGACATCCTTTGAACTCTTGCCAAGAGAGCGAATCTCTTCGGCCGACTTGCCGACCAGGTCGCGCTGGTCACGGCCGGCCTTCAGACGATCGGCGTCGGCCTTGGCCAACTCAGCGCCTGCCTTGGCTGCGCTTTCCAGTTCCTGGGTGTAAGCATTGATTGCGACAGCCAGGCCGCCGATCGCGGTTAGAGCCAGGCCGAGGGGACCCAGAGCCGCTGTGAGGCCTATCCGGAGCAAGCCCAGCCCGCGCGTAGCGCCGGCAGTCGCGGCCGTCATAAATCCTACGTTACCAGTCAGAATCGCGATATTGGCGCCCATCTGCAGGGCGCCGGCGGCGACTTGGCCGCCGGTAGCTACAAACTGGGTCCCCAGCCCAACAAATGCCTTGACTCCATCAGGCAGGCCCCGAAGGGCCTCCACGGCCGCGAGGGCCGCTGGGTAGAATTTCTGCTCGAGAGCGACAACAGCTGTCCCGATGTCATCCTGTAAATTTCCGAGCTCAGCATTAAATCGAATCTGTGCAGACGTTGCCCTTTCGGCGGCCCCCGCAAAATTTGCAGCACTGTAAGCCGCCAGGGCGTCTTTGGCCGCGTTGATGCGAGCCTCGTTGTCGAGCAGCACCTTGTTGTTATCGTCCAGCACTGCTCCAAAGTTTTTGAGGTCAGCATTGCTGGCGCCCAGCGCTTTTTGATAAGCCAGCAGCGACTTAGCGTCGCCGAACTTCTCGAACTTCCCAAAGCTTTCGCTCAGCGCGGTAATGCTTACATTCGTACCCTTAGCTTCGTCCTCGAGACGCCTAAGGACGTCCTCACTGTCCACGCCAAACTTTTTCAATGTGATCAATGAGTCAGCAAGCGCGTTGCCGTCAAATCCAAGCTGAACCTCTCTATCTATCAGAGCCTCACGGTCAGCCGCTAAATCTCCAAAGGCTCCGCGCAGCTTGTTGATCGTATCCACTGACCCCTGAGCCTCACGCCGGAAATCGTTTGCAAATCCAGAGACAGCTCCCGATAGTTGCTGGAAAACCGCCACTCCGGCCTGGAGAGATTCAAACTTTGAAAGTTTGTCCACTGACGCGACAATCTCTCCTGAACTCTTGGCTGCCGAAGCACTGACCTTGCGGAGCTCCGCCTCGATTGCGTCGCCCTCGGTCTGCACGACCCGGCTCGCAGACTGAAAGGAGGACTCCACCCGCCCCATTCCTGGGCCCCACTGTGAGTCGTCGACGACAAACTTAGCGCGGACTTCACCGACTTCCACATCTCACCTCACTTCCGATTGGCTTCGCGCGCCAACTCGTCAAATAGGGCCATAGGTCCGCCCCAGAACTCCTCGTGACTCATGTTCAGGGGTCCGGTTGCGTCCCGGAGTCGGCGGGTCCAGTTGAGCGGCGTTGTTTCCGGGGGCGTGTTTTTTTTTCCGGATTCTCCTCGCGCTTGGCCTGGCCACCCTCGACAAGCATGTCAGTGACGACCCCGGCCAAATCGCCTCGAAAACCAAACAGCACCAGAGCGACAAACTCGCTGGGCACCAGTTGGCCTTCGTCCCGCTCTTCCTTCGTAACAGACCAGGCGATGTTGTTCTGTTTGCGATATGTCGCAGTAAAGCACCAGAGCAACAGCAGCAAGGGTTGAATCCTGCCGGGGGAATTGAGGAACCAGTAGACACAAGAGGCGTAACCCTGGCCGGTCAGCAGCTCAAGGTTATACCAGGCACGAGTGTCTGACTCTAGCGTCCACGGAGCCCCGGCCAGCATTACAGTGCGGACCGGGCTCCGCTCGATCGACGGATTCATACTACGGCGCTACAGTCGTAAATTGAAGATTTGCGGGTGCGGCGATATATGCTCCGGCGGGAGTTCTGACCGCACCGCTAATCGCAATGTTGTAGTTTGCGCTGTTGGTCAACTCAGGATGCGCCATCGTCACAACGGACTTGTTCGCGACGACGGCGTGGGTGTTTGTCGTGGCTATATGCAGCACACTTGCGGCAGAAACCACATGCTGCAGCATGAAATCCTTCGGCGAGAAAAGTATCTCACGGTCAAAGGTTACGGTCAGGTTGGCGGCCGCGATCGCTTTGGTATTGTTGTTGTCCGCGGGAACGCTGCTTTCGACTGCAGGCACAGTCAGGTCTGGGTCCTCTGCAAGGGCCGTGCCGGTCTCGTTGGCTTCCATTTCATACCAGTCTCCAGTGACTGACTCAATGGCCTCAAAGTCGGCTTCGTAAATCGCTACTTTGTCGGTCTCGTGGACAATTGCCGGAGATCCGATGAGGCTGCAAAGGAAAGCCCTTAAGCGGTAATCGCCATTCGGAAACTCGCTGCCGATGTATGCGACCCTGCCCTCGATCTTAAAGGTTCCCGAGACGTCCTCAATCTTGCGCTTCATCAGGAGTTGACGGTTTGGGCTATCGCCGCTCGCAATGAATTCGCTGCCCTTCATCTTTGCGAGTTGCTGCAGCTTGAGGCGCGGCCAACGCAACTTGAACACAGCACTCTTGGTGCTGTTGATTGTTGCTGCCACCGTGTCGCCACCAGGGATCGATTCCGACACGGTATTCTCGGTGATCGACAGCAACTGCGGATAGGGCAAGAGAAAAGACTCGGCGTCGACGTAATTCGCACCTTGGTCCACGGTGGGAGTGAGTAGCACCTGCCGGCTGCCCTTGAGCACCATGCTGTGAGCAAGAAATGAATCCACTTTGTATCCTCCTTTTTTGGGCTACTCGCCCTGTAACTCTAACTCGTAGTTGTTGACGACAAGCCAGCACTGCTGCTCATCCTGCCCGATGGGAAACGGGGTCGATTGGGCACGACACGCGGAGACAAGCAACCAGTCTGGACTGCTGCCCAGGCGGGTGGTGTCCAGCCGCGAAAGTTGGTTGTAGATCCTCAGCGCCTCTGCGTTAGCCAGGCTAAAGTCGACGCATCGCACGGACACTTGGAATCGCGGATAGTCAAAGCCGACAGCCAGGTCTGGAGCTCGCCCAGATGTTGGGCGCAGCACTACCCCAATCGTCGTCGGTTTTACCGTGTGCGGAAGCTTGGTGCGGAAGAAGTTGGTATTGAGGACGAGGTTGCCGCCGGAATTAGCGGCCATCCAGGTGCAAAGGATCTGACTCCAATCAACCACCTGCGATCATCCCGTCCAGTCTGCGTTGCGGCTGAGACTGAGCCTGGGGCAAGGCATTGAGATAGGCCTGCTCGAGGAATTTAGGGCCGCCTCCGTTGGGATGGTTGAGGTCCAGACGCTCGTGCTGATATGCGGCGTGCTTAGCATCAAAGACCACTTCAAAGCCGTCCTCGGTCCTCACGACCTTGCCGCTCTCGGCCAGCTCGCTCTTGTCCCGGGGCGCTAGGCCGATCGCCTCTTGAAGAACTTCACCGGCCAATATCTCGTAATCAGCCAGGACTGCAACTGGAGCCTCTTCTCGAAGGTGAGTCAGTTTGCTTTGGATCTGACTGAAGCCCGTAGTCATCCGCCCTCCAACCAGAGCACCAGGTGATCGACCTCGACCAGGCCGGGCACCTCATCAACAGCAGCCACTCGATAGGTCCGTGACCCGTGCACAATCAGATCGCCGACAGTGCACGGCCTCGGAGCCACGAAGAGGCGGGCGACCGTCGAAACCTGCTCGCCGTTGGCCTGGACTAACAATCGGTGCTTTGGCTCCAAACGGCCGTCGATAGCCTTTGCCGGCCCGTGGGTCAACTGGCCGTCTGGCCCAGCTCCGGTGAGTCGAGCCAACTTGAAGCCAGGTCGGAGGAAGTCCGATATCACTGCCAGGGTCCCCAGCCTTTGGTGTTTGCGCCACGGGCGGTGTCACGCGGCCCAATCAGTCGCCCTGAGCGAGCAATCCATCCATTCAAGTAGGCCAGCGCTCGGTGGGACAGGCCAGAGTCAGCGCCCAGACGCCGGGGCCCAAAGGTCTCCGAGTGCGATCCGGTAGCAAAAGAGACAACGCCCTCAGCCTGCATGGCCGCGCGAGTCCCCTCGGCAGTGCCCGTCCGCAGCAACTCGATGGCCTGCACCAGGCACGCCTGCTTGATGTCCTCTGGGATCGTGTCGCGCGCCTCGGACTGTTGTGCACGCGGGAACTGCAGTCGTTGATTTGCGTAGGCCGGATATCCAGCCATCGGCACGCGATCAATCATGCGCGTAGCCTCTATGAGAGCCCGCGCCTTGTCGTCGTCATCCTGATTGCGCCAATCGCCATTGCGGAGCAATAACTCGGCGTCCTGGTCAGCCTGAGCAACGGTCAGGTAACTGTTCGCAGAGGCATCTCCGGGCGTGGCTACAATCGTTATGGGCATTAGGCTACGCCAGCTTGCTCCAGGATGGTAGCGACGCTCTGCGGCACAGTCAGACGCTTGCCCCTGGTCAGCACCAGGCGCATACCGCTAACGACCACGTCCTCATCCGGAAACTGCGGCTCGTGCGGGGGTCGCTGGAGCAGCCGGACGTGACTGCGCGGCTCTAGCAACAGTCGCCAGGCCAGCAACTTCTTGCGCCGCGCCTGGGCCGCGATCTCACGCATCACCGACTCCGACTCCGGGAACTCCTCGACCTCCCTGGTTTCCATGACCAACTGGGACGCCGCTTTTTCTGCAGCCTGAGATTGTTCTCGACCCTGCGCGGCCTCCATAGCCGCAAACGCCGCTCGAAGAGCCTCGTTCGGGGATTGAACTGGCGGCGTGAGTGGCTGCTCTACTTCTTTTGCCTTAGACATATCGGTCTCCATTCGGCCGCCAGGCCCCGGAGGGCCCGGCGGAAGTTATTTTAACTGTAGGTGCTGCCGGACTCGACCCGCAGACCGCAAGCCTGGTTAAGAAGCTTACGGACGTGCGAGACCTTCCAGCCCACGGTCCCTCTCTGATGCAGAGGGTCGTCGCCACTACCAGGAGGACGCACAAACACTTCGATTGCCCGCCCCTCTTTGGTAAGTTGACGAATGCCTCCCGTGGCGTCTGTCCACTTAACGGAACCGTGCCAGTGCCGTCCAAAGATCAGGGTCGAGTAAACGTCAATACCTGCCGCTCCAGCTCCCTCAAATTTGGCTGCCATTGGATTGTTGAGTAGTCGGACACCATTCCAACGGCCAAGCTCACCAGAGTAAGCCTGGACACCGCTACCGTACTTGTCGGGCGCCATGAAATCGTCATCCTGGCGCAGGTCAAACTTGACATCAGGATGCACGTATCCAATGTAGCTGCCGCCAAATTGGTCCTGGATTTTGGGCACAAAGGAATTCTCTAGAATCCGAACCGCTTTGTCGATCTCCAGCGCGGAAAACTTGTCGCTGGGCGTGAGAGAAGCGCGGCTCAGTTTGTTGTTGGCGTAATGGACGTTGGTGCCAGCATTGAGAACAGTGCGGTCTACGATCTCAAGAGACTCGGCCGCCTGCTGTCCGCACTGAGTGACTAGATTTGACACAATAGGGTCAACGCTGGTCATGTCGATTTGGTCGTCGAAGGGAACGTAGCTGCCATACTGGGCAGGGATCGCCTCGACGGTCGAGGCGCTGGTGGTGCTGGGCGTCGGGGTGACACCAGAGACCAGGGGAGTCGTGACCGGACCGAGCGCGGCCCATTTGTTCCATTCGGCCTTATACTTGCCGTTGGACAACTGAATCACCCTGGCGTCATCGGCAAACATGTGGTGCCAGAACATAGGGATCAATTGCTCGAGCAACAGGCGGTCGTAGTAGGCCTTGAGTGTCGGGGTCATATTGGACGGGGTAAGCATTGGCTAGCTCCTTAAATTT